CCTGCCATAATGTCGCGCCCAAGACGGTCTAACTGTCCCTTAATTTCCGTTTTTTCCACTTGTTCGTAGGCGGCTTTCGTGTCAGCGACACCACGCTCATAGGCTTGGTAGCAACTCCAAATGATAAATAGTGTAATCAGCACCATGTTTAAAATGGCTCTGCCGATGTCGGTTTTAAAAAGTGCGGTTAAGCCTTTTATAAGCATTGTGGGATCCCCCAGTTGATATAAAGCGGTTGCCAGCGGTAGATAATACGCTTTGGATAGCCCCGATTTTCGGCAAAATTGGCACGGCTACGCCCACTATTGACAAGTTCCACGTTTTGCCAGTAGGTCAGCGGGTCAAGCCCTTGTGCTTGGGCTTTGCGCTTGTCTTTTTGCACCCAACCCAAGCCCCCGTTATACGCCGACAACATAAATGCCATACGGTCGCACTCGGTGCGGGCGGTGATGCGCTCATAATTAAAGCGGTTATAACGCACTAACGCGCGCAACGCCCAGTCGGGGTTGTAGGGCTGATTATCGGCAAGTTCGGGATATAACGCGGCGATCCAATCGGCAGTTTTCGGCATAAATTGCGCCAAACCCTGCGCGCCGACGGGGGAAAGTGCGGTCGTTTTCCACTGCGATTCTTGGTGGATTTGTGCGGCAAATACAGGGATTGGGGCATTTAAGCCCCATACGGCGTAGCTTTCGCGGGTGAGCGTGCGTTGATATTGTTCGGCTTTTGCCGGGGTAGCTAAAGCTAACGGCACGCATAACACGGGCGATAGCAACAGCGCCACAAAGGCATAACAGCAATATTTGAAGCACTTATTGGTGCGATGGACGACACGCATAGTTACAGTCCCAATGTCACGCCTAAAATAACTGCGCCAACGATTAATGCACGGCGTAGCACAACTAACGCAAACACAATGAAGTAGCCGTCGCAAATCGGATATTCCGGCTGATTTTCAGGGCGCAAGGCGAGCTTAGATTCGCGTTTATTCCAACGCTCACGCAAATAACTGCCAGGGCTCGAATACGGAAACAAGGCGCGGTCGAGGTGGTAACCGATAATGGATGCAATAGACACTAGGGCTAATTTATACAACACTACCGGTAACTGCGCAGGTGAGATAAAACCGATGAGCGCCAGCAGACACGAGGCTGAAATGACCCATGACAACAGGCGACCGTGCTTTAATGCGTTTAAAAAACCTTTCATAAAAACTCCTTAGTTTTGATAAATGGGGTGGTTTGGAGTTTTTAGCTTAGCTATTTATGAGGTGTGCGTATTTTGGACGCGTTTAGAATATTTTTGATGCACGGACAGGCAAACTAGGCATACCGAAAAACAGCAAGAAAAGGAGCCGACAATGTAATGTATCAGCCTTTTGCGCATTTAACCCCGCGCGGCAAGCCTTATGACCTGCCGCCCTTACCGAATATCAACCAAAAGGAAAATAAAATGGAAAAATTAACCTATGAACACATCCAATCCGTGATTAAAACAGCGGACTACTTACAACATGGCGTGCTGACAGTGTGCGTATTGACGTTGCAAAACGGCTTTACTGTAACCGGCGAAAGCGCGTGCTTAAGCCTTGCAACGTATGATGCAGAAATCGGCAGAAAAATTGCATTTGATAATGCGGTAGATAAGATTTGGCAACTGGAAGGCTATTTGGCGAAACAGCGGATGTATGAAGGCACTGATGGCAAAGTTAAGCGTGAGCAATAAAAAAAACGGGCGATTGCCCGTTTTATTTAATAATCACTCCAGTCTATCGTATGTCGCGATCCAATCGTTTCTACGAGACATTCTATGCGCTCATATAACACAACGGAGGAACAACAATGACATCTCAATGTTCTATGGCTATCCACTATTTTACCCGGCTGAAGTATCGATTTCTTACTTTGTTCATAACAATGTGCACACAAATAATAGTTAAGGGGATTCCCGTCAGAATTAGTAACGGCTTGATTTGGGCGATAAACCACTGCACCGCTGGCAAATTGATATGGAGAATACTTGTCTTTTTCCATTTCAAACTTTTCATATTGTCGAATTTTATCTTCCAAGTCTCGATGATTGAATTTCAACGTTCGTAAATCAAGCTGTAACGACATCACCAGCTGCTGAAGCTCAATAGTCATTTTCGTAATTTCTAACGTTTTGGCACTGGTTTCGTTTAATTCACGCAGATGGTTTAGATTATCTTCCAGCTGCTTAGTTTTATCCCATGCTTCTTTAATAGTTTTTGCCGTTTCTATGGTTTCTTTAAACATGTTCCCTCCAGTTATTTTATTAATTTCTTATCTATTCTTTGTCGATATATTCCAAAATATTGTCTTTTATGCCGCACTTTTGCAGGAATGCGATATGCATACGGCGTTGTAACTCGGCATTTATAAGCTCTTTCCGTTGCCAGTTTTGCGCAAATAGAATATCTATTGCTTTGGTATCCAGCTTAATCTTTGCACTCAGGAAATTAAGCCAAAAGATAAAAAGTAAAAAGATAGCAGTGACACTAATAAAAAACCAAATGGCACTGCTATCAGTCAAAGAAAATGTGCTGCCGGACAACTGAAGGCATATCATAAAAATGATGTATCCGATAAATAACCGAGTCATATCACGTTGAGTCATCGCAATAAGCAATATTTTCAGCCTTTCCCGGGTTAACTTGCGCCTCGCACGAATAAGTTGTTTTTCCGAATATTCGGAAAGGTTTATCTCATTTACTTCTTGTTGCCCAATGGCCTCAAAGATTTTATCTATTATCGTGAGTTGCTTAAGATAAACCTGAGTATTTCCATTCCCCGTTATTTTCATCTTCATAGCTTTTTCCTCCTTGTCGTTAGCTAATTAGAATCTATTTCTTTCGGGCTCTCCCTGAAATTTGTACATTGTTATCGCCTTTAATTTCCATCTTGTCGGCGGCTGTATGGTTATGTTGTTGGTTATGATTCCCTTCAATTTTCATGCCAGCGGAAGAAGCTATCCCGCCTAACATAAACTGGCGCACGGCAGGTGGTGCGGCGCGGAAGGTGGCGAGTAGTTGTTCTTCTTCTGCAGTGAGGGCATTGTTAGCACGAGTGCCAAATAATACATAGCTGACATCAATGCCGACTTTTGCAAGCTGAACTAGATAATCTGTATCAGGTGCTCGCTTATTATTTTCATAATTAAACTGAGATAGTTTTTTAACCCCCCCAATCGCGCCTAGTTGTTCTTGATTTAAATCAAGACGTTCTCTTTCTTCTCGTAATCTTTCACCAATGGACATAAAAACCTCAAAAAAAGTATTCAAATAGCTATTGACAATTATTCATTTGAATAACATAATCTACCACATCAACACAAAACGAACCTATTCAACCCATAAAAAGGAACGTAATTATGCTTACTGAATTTGAACAAAAGTTTCTACAAATTATTTGTGAACATCGCCACGAAGTGAAGAAAGTGCTTGCTGGCGACTCTGTTCAAAAATCGCAAGAAGTTTCTTCAATTTCTCAACCTTGTCGAGTATTTGTTGAGATTCTTCCTCATTCCAAAATTCATTTAACCCGTCAATTAAAAGCTGAGAGCCACCAGCGCTTATTGAGAGCAAAGAGATCGCCAAAAAAAGGATATTTTCCAGCGCCTTTACTTGTTGTTTTAAGTCCGCAATTTCGACATCTAGTTGTTCAATGTTTTTAGCTTCCGTCATGTTTAGCTCCTGTTTAGAAATGAATGAGTTATTCCACAATTTACCACAAGGAAACACAATGAAAAAGCAAAATCAACTTAAACCACTGCCATACCCGCAAACGGTAGAAAGTGCCCATCAATACTTCATTATCCACGGTATTAACCGGAGTGAATGGTGTCGCGCTATGGGCTTAAAAGTACAAACCGTGACCGATATTTTACGGGGCAAAGGAAAAGGCACATGGGGAGAAGCCCACAAAACCGCCGTGCTGTTAGGGATAAAACCCAATCCGGACGCCCCGCATAAAACGGCGGCTTAACATAGGAGAGAAAAAATGACTGAAAATTTGTTGATTCGTTTATTGAAAAAGCCGCGTGTAAGTGCTGTGTTGAAAGAGATTATTCGGGGGCGTGCAGACTCCAAAATAGATACTTCTGAAAGTCGTGAAACACTGATAGGGAAGCTTGTGAATGACTCCCTTTTGTACCGACAAGTGATGGATGATTTGCGTAAAAATCCGTATATCCCTTCACCATATCATAAATTTCCTGCCGAGCTTTATCGGGCAGCTTTACAGCTAAATTATGTATTAAAAAATCCTGAGCTTCATATCGCTCCTTTAACTCAAGAACCTGCTGCTCCAGCTGAGCAAGCTGATTCTCAAGATCACGCAACCGTTTTATAGGTAATTTAATCACTGTCATAGGTTTCCTTTTGGATGTGAGAGAGCCAATAGGATACCACAAGGGAGAAAACATCATGAAAATCTTAGAAAAAATCTGCTTATGGTATTTAAAAAAATACTGGAACAGCAAAGCGTACAAAGCCGAACAGGCACATTCGGAAAGAAAAAACCGCCCAAACCGACCGCACGGTGAACCTCACACATCGGGGGCAAAATGAACGAAAAAATCAACTCGGCACAGCGGGCGCTTAGAGTAATTAAGGTGTTGCAAAACAATTCTTTTGTGGGCTTAAGCAACAAGGATATTGCGCAAGCACTTAACGAAAGCCCGACAAACATCAGCCGTACACTCGATGTGTTGAAGAATGAAGGCTTTGTGATCAAGTTGGAGAGCGGCAAGTTTGCCTTCAGCTCCCTCTTTGCTCAAATCGCCATGCGCCACGCCGCCAATATGGACAAGGCAAGCGCACAAATTAACGAAATGAAACAACGCTTAGGCACTGCCGCCTATTAAGGACACAGCATGACAGAGTTAACAATGGAACAACAGCAAAGTGCGGTCTCATTAGTAGCTAAACAAATGACTCAAGCAAAAACTCAAGCCCATGAAATATTCGGGATGGTTAAAGCATTCGATTTCACACAAAAACTGCTAACCGTTAGCACTTTAAAGTTACTAGCAAACATCAAAGAAACTAAACAATACAAAGACTTAGATATTTATGATGCTTCTGGAAACTGCCAACACGTTAGCACTTGGGATGAGTTTTGTAATTTGCTCGGTTTTAGTCGTCAAAAAATCGATACCGATTTACTAAATTTAAGTGATTTTGGTGAAACCTTTTTAGAAACCTCCCAACGCCTTGGCTTAGGCTACCGCGACCTGCGCAAACTTCGCAAATTACCGGAAGATGCCCGCGCCGAAATCGTGGACGCCGAATTTTCCGAAACCGCCGACAAAGAAGAATTGTTGGAAAAAATCGAAGAATTGACCGCAAAACACGCGCAAGAAAAACAAATCCTAGAAGGTCAATTAAAACAAAGCCATGCCAACTATGAAGCGCAAAGCAAGGTATTAAAAAACAAAAATGACCGCATTAACCAACTCGATATCGAATTGGAGAAAAAGAAAAACCACATCAACACATTAAGTCCGGATGAAAAAGGTGGTTTGTTGCGTAAAGAAACCTCGCAACTGGTTTACAACGCGGAAGCCATTTTGCGCGGACAAGTGTGGAAGGCTTTTGAAACATTGGATAGTCATACACAAGAAAGCGGCATTGATCATAAACAATTTATGGTGGGGACGCTTGCGGAGATTGAGTTAGTACTTAACGAGTTGCGCACCGCCTTTAATTTGCCACGCTTGGCGGACGGTGACAATCGCCCTGAATGGTTGCGCGAAGGTTTTGAGGGCAAAGACTACTCTGCCGAATTTAACGCGATTTTAAACGGTGACAACCAATAAGGATTTACGTTATGGCGATTTTACCTGAAAAACTCCTTGAAATTGCGCAACAAGCCGCCAATGCGCCACATGGCAAAAAAGGCGAGGTGTATGCGCAAGCCTGTGAGTTACTCAATATCAGCCATGCTACGTTAATGCGCGAGCTTAAAAGTCTATGCGCCCCGAAAGCTCGCAAACAACGCAGTGATAAAGGTGCGGTGTCACTTTCACTCCCCGAAGCACAAACCATTTCCGCTTATTGGCTGGCTTGCCGTCGAGGCGTTCACAATAAAGTGATGTCGAGCTTAACAAGCGTGTTAGAGGTGCTACGCGCCAACGGTGAGATTAAGGCGGAATACATCGACGAAAGCACTGGGGAGGTTCGGTTGCTTTCAGAAAGTGCGGTTAGCCGCGCATTACGCGCCTACAACCTACACCCGGAACAACTGTCCCGCCCTGCGCCGGTGAATGCCATGAAGAGTTTACACCCGAATCATTGTTGGCAAATCGACCCGTCTTTGTGCGTGTTGTATTACCTCAAAGAGCAAGCGGACGGCGGCAACGGCTTAAACATTATGGAAGAGAAAGAGTTTTACAAAAACAAGCCAGCCAATGTGAAGAAAGTGGAAAACCAACGGGTGTGGCGTTATGTCATCACCGACCATGCCTCCGGGGTCATCTTCGTGCAGTATGTGTACGGCGGCGAAAGCGCAGAAAACCTGTGTAACTGCTTTATTAATGCCATGCAACGACGCAATACCAAAGATCCGTTTTGCGGCGTGCCGAAAATGGTGATGCTTGACCCTGGTTCAGCAAACACCTCTGCCATGTTTGCGCATTTATGCCACCAACTCGGCATTAAATTACAAGTCAACGCGCCGGGCAAACCGCGCGCCAAGGGGCAAGTGGAAAAAGGCAACGACATTGTGGAGCGTCAGTTTGAGAGCGGTTTGCGCTTCACCCGGGTGAGCGGGTTGGACGAACTGAATCAACTGGCGAGACGTTGGATGACCTATTTTAACGGCACTGCCGTACATACACGCCACAACAAAACACGCTATCAAGCTTGGATTGGGATTACCGCCGAGCAATTAGTGATGGCGCCAAGTCTTGCTATTTGCCGCGAATTGATGGTGACCAAACTCACCACCCGCAAAGTGAGCTCAGAATTAACAGTGAGCTTTGACGCCAAAACCTATGATGTACGCCACATCACTGAAGCTATGGTGGGCACGGAAATCACTATTGGCAAAAACCCTTACCGTCCCGACTGCATTCAGGTACAACGAGTGGATGATGAGGGGCAACAATACTGGACGGTGGTTGAGCCGGTGGCATACGACGACCATGGGTTCCGCATGGACGCGGCGGTTATCGGAGAAGAGTACAAACCGCACAATAAGAGCGTGTTTGAGTACAACAAAGAGACCGTAGAGCGCATCGCATACGACGCCGAGACGGACGATGAAGTGAAAGCCGCCAAGAAAGCTAAAACGCCTTTATTTGGTGGTCGTATTGACCCATTCAAAGTGGTGAAAGAACACGATTATGTGGATTTCATGCCGAAACGCGGACAAGAGCACGAATTGACCGCCAACGCCAAACGGGTTGAGCTTGCTCCTCTCAACACGATTGAGGTGGCAAAACGGCTTAAAGCCCGTTTCGGTAATGAATACAGCGCCGACACCATGAAATGGCTGAATCAACGCTACCCGAACGGCATGACGGAGCCGGAACTTGAGGCATTACTTGCCCTTGAGCACTTACCGGCAACGGCGCAACCGTTACGCGTTGTGAACAGCTAAAAGGACAGCACTATGTTGAAACTTAAAGCAATTTTAGAAGAGAAAGGCATTTCTCAACGCAAACTGGCAAGGCTGTTGCTAGTTTCCACGGCAGTGATCACTAATTTAGTGAATCACGGTTTGCTGATTAAAACCGGTACCGAGCAATTTAAAACGCGGTTGACCGAGGTGTTAAAAACACTGGGCATTTCTACCGCACTTTCTGAACTTTTAATGGAAGATTCCGCAGGCGCGGCAACGCCTGCGGAGGATTCCCCTAACCTTGACGAGCAGTCAATAACAACAGAGGAAGATACTATGTTACTCGCAAAACAGGCGCTATTTCCAGCCACTAAAAAACATTTTTCATTATTCAATAACCCGTTCACGGACGAAGTGCGGTCGGCGGAAGAAGTATTTTCCTCGCCGGATGTGCGTTATGTGCGTGAAGCGTTGTTCCAAACCGCACGTTTCGGCGGGTTTATGGCGGTGGTCGGCGAAAGCGGTGCCGGCAAATCCACCCTACGCCGTGATTTGATTGAGCGCATTAACCACGACGGCTTGCCGGTGATTGTGATTGAGCCTTACATCATCGCCATGGAGGACAACGACCTCAAAGGCAAAACCTTAAAAGCGGCACATATTGCGGAAAGCATTATTAACACCCTCGCCCCGTTGGAAAGCGTAAAACGCTCACCGGAAGCGCGTTTTCGCCAGTTGCACCGCGTATTAAAAGAGAGCGCCCGCGCCGGCAATCAGCATATTTTAATTATTGAGGAAGCGCACAGCCTGCCGGTGCCGACATTAAAACACCTGAAACGCTTTTTTGAGCTGGAAGACGGGTTTAAGAAATTGCTTTCCATTGTGTTAATCGGTCAACCGGAGCTGAAACAAAAACTCTCCGAACGCAACTTTGAAGTGCGTGAGGTGGTGCAACGTTGCGAAATTGTCGAGCTTGCGCCGTTGGATAACTGCCTCGAAGAATACGTGGCGTGGCGGTTAAAAGCGGTGGGTCGCAAAACTGGCGATATTTTCGAGCGGGACGCGTTGGACGCGTTACGCAACCGCTTAGTGATGACTAATAGCCGGGCAAAAACCCAACACAGCCTGTTATATCCACTCGCGGTGGGTAACCTTATCACCGGCGCGATGAATCTTGCCGCCGAACTTGGTGCGCCGTTAGTCAGCGCCGATGTCATCAAAGGGGTTTGAGATGACCGCAAAACCGAACAAAGCACCTAAAACGAAAGCCAAGGTGCAAAAGCCGTTAAGTTTGGCCACGATGCACGCTTTAAGCCAGCTTAATTTAGCCGAAAAAGCCGTAATGGAGTGCAACCGAATCGGCTTAGTCGTACGCCATGTATTTTTGGCCACCGTGCCGATTATTACCGTACGACACAACGCATTAACCCGACGCTGGATTGCCCGAGGCAAGGCAGAGGTGGTAATGCAAACCCACGAAGGAGACGACAGCATTGTCTGCACGGCCGAATGCATGATTGCGGGGTGCAGAATTATGTTTTCGTTTCTAAAACACGACATCAACATCACTATTCATTAAGGAGTTTTTATATGGCTAAATCAGCTACCCGAGTTAAAGCAACTGCACAAATTTATGTACCGCAAACCCGCGAAGATGCTGCCGGTGATATTAAAACCATCGGTGATTTAAACCGCGAAGTGGCGCGCCTGGAAACGGAGATGAACGACAAGATCGCTGAGATCACCGAAAGCTACAAGGATAAATTTGCCCCGCTACAAGAACGCATTAAAACCCTTTCTAACGGGGTGCAATATTGGAGCGAAGCAAACCGTGACCAAATCACCAATGGCGGGAAAACCAAAACCGCCAATTTGGTGACGGGCGAAGTGTCTTGGCGGGTGCGTAACCCGAGTGTGAAAGTCACCGGGGTGGAGTCTGTGTTACAAAACTTACGTATTCACGGGCTTGAACGCTTTATCCGCACCAAGGAAGAAATCAACAAAGAAGCGATTCTTAATGAGAAAAGTGCGGTCGCCGGTATTGCGGGGATTAAAGTGATTAGCGGTGTGGAAGACTTTGTGATCACCCCGTTTGAACAGGAGGCGGCTTAATGCTTACAGACCCATTGACGTATCTTATCATCGGCACTGTATTAACCGTGATTGTGGGATTGTTAGATAAAGCCGGCTATTAAATAGGTAGATACAGCCCATTGTATGAATGGGCTGAATACTCAGGAAGAAAATATGGAAGAAAGAAGAGCGCTGTATCGTGAGTTTAGTCATAACGCTGCAGAACTAGAACGTGCCGGAGAATATGCACAAGCATATACAAACTGGTTAAAAGCAGGATTAGCTACCAATAAATCAAATGAACACAACTGGTGCTGCGCACGCGCAGAACACTGCAACAAAATGGCAAAAAACCAACACTAGGAGGACAACATGCCGAAATATGTAGCACGCCTTTACTGCATGGTTGAAGTGACAGTGGAAGCTGAAACCCCAAGCGAAGCGTTAAATAAACTCGATTTAAACGAGATGGATATCAACGCCATGCCACACACGATTACTGAGATTGATGACGTTGTGGAGACCGAAGAATTATGACCCATGACGAAAAAAAAATCAGAGTCACCACCCAACTGGCGCAAATTGCCGAACAGTTTGAAATGGCACGAGAAATGTGGATTGACGACAAAGAACAAGAGTGCTTGCTGATGTTACAAACCGCAAGCCGAGAAATGAAACAGGTAGCTTGGGAAATTACGCCGATACTTGAGCAATAAGGAAAAACACCATGAAAAAATATACTCCGCCGGTACCAAGACCGACTTATCTAGACCAAGGATTTGATGTACAGACCGTGCATGAATTTATCCAAAAATATTATCCGGAGTCTTACCACGAAGACGCCGTGTGGGCAGAAGAATTTCGCAATGGCATTTATGAAGCGTTGATTGAGGAGTTTTATTTATATGACGATCCGCAAGTCCTGATGAACCTACTCATTAGAGACCATCAATGGGAGTTTACTCAACAAGATTGGGATAATATCCAGTGTTTTGATTTTTTTGTAAGCAAAAAATTGAAAGAAAAAGAAGCGCAGTGGGTTAAAGATAACCATATTGAGCCGCCTTTCCCGGTTGGTGCCAAAGTCCGCTTACCCTCACACTATGACGAAATCACAGGAGTCATTAACCAAATTTATGAATACGAGCCTGCCAGATACTGTGTATTAACGGCTAAACAAGAAGAATACAACAAACAAATGGAACAACAAGGTAAAACAGAACGACAAGGTGGGTATCTTGTGAAATTTGAAGATGTTGAATTGGTTGAGGCGTAAATATGAAAGTGCTAGATGAACACATCCTGGAATATATCTGGGACGAAACATTAGACCGCATCGCACAAAGCACCTTGGTAACTTATATCGGTGGCAGTGTTGGCACGTATAGTGACGAGCGTGCGGCGAAAGATCCGGAAGGCTTTGCAATATTGAGCGTAAGCGAACTGATTGCTGGCTCCGGATTGAGTGAAAGTCAATTTAGACGACGGGTTAAAAAGCTTATGGCACAAGGTATTTTGTTACAACGCGTTGGGCCAAATAGCTTTGTGATTAACTCAGCGGTGATTAAAGACGTAGCGGTACAAGCCGCACGATGTTGGCGTGCAATCGGGGTACCGTATGGTATGGACGACACCGGGAGAGCCTGCAAAACCTTACCTATTAACGCTCTGCCGGGAAGTATTTTTGAGTTAAAGACAAATTGTTATCGGATTTTGAGAAGCCAATATCCCACTTATTAAAGGAGCAAATATGAAACCTGAATTTAGATATTTTAAATGCGCATTAAGCGTTGAGCCTATTAAATCATTAGATGAGCAGTGGCGAAAAAATAGAGAGGTCAGAGATAAAAAACTTGACGCTATTTTTGACACTATCCCATTTTATGAATGCTGGAGGGGAAGTGAGCGTAATATATTTGGAATTGTTTGTAGTTTAGATAGCGATGAATTTGCCAAAATCAAAGAGGATAAGACCTATAAATTTGAAATAGTTGAAAATGAGAAAGTTGTCATCACTGGCAATGGTAGAACAAAAGCTGGTAAGGCATTTAACGATAAAATCCAGAGCGTTAGAGATATTTTAAATCAATACCTAAGCTTTAATGATTTTATGCTACAAAAATTAAAACTTAATTGCTGGGTGCTTGGCGTACGCACTGGTTATGTATCTGTATGCGGTGTTGCAAGTGACCACTTTATCGTATCAATACCGGTTAAATCAGAAGGCTTTGGTGGTGATGACTTCCCAGCAATCCCGGAGTGTTTAACGGAAATCAAGCAAAGCGAATTTTTAGCATTACAGGGGAAATAGAAAATGAGCAACGAATTAACCTCAAAAGTCCGCATGACAATCGAAGTCCAAATGGATGACTACCAACGTGACCGACTCGAAATATCAAAAAGCACACAAGTTTTAGGTGGCAATATTGTGCGGCTAGATTGGGAAGGTGGTTTATTTGATGAAGTTGAACAATATCGCCATTTATTTAATGCGGTTGATTCAGATCTGATGTGCATTATCTTTGATAACAACGAAGACAAAGAGTTTATCGACGAATTACAACTAGCAATTAAGCGGGTTATTACACCGATTATTAAGGCAAAACGTAGAGCAATTTTGGAGGGCGAAAATGAGTGAAAACAATGGATGGATTAAGTGTTCGGAACGGTTGCCAGACGATTGGAGTGAAGTTTTATTTGCAATGAAGGTACCGGAATCCGAATCTGGGTGGCTAATTAGAACGGGCAGCTACTTTGAAGATGGTATGGGATTTTGTAGTTTTGACGGTGTAGAGTTTGAAGGTGTAACACATTGGAAACCGTTGCCAAATCCTCCATCTGATTAGTTTTTATCCTTAAAATCTAACATATCATTCAGCCTTCTCTTGCGAGAAGGCTTAGTCATATGACGGAGAGGACAAAAATGGAACAAAAAGAAGCAAGAAGAAAGCAGTTAATTCAACTTATTCATATCGGGAAAAGTAAGTTACAGATGGATAAAGAGGTGTATCGCCTTTTTCTTGTTAATACAGTGGGCAAAGATAGCTGCACGCAGATGAATTTGATTGAGTTAAACAAGGTCGTGGATGCCATGAAAAAACGCGGTTTTCAGGTCGTTGCAGGGCGTTTTAAAGACGGCAGACGTAAATCTCCGCCAAGTTATGCCCCGGTGAGTAGCAATATCGTTAAAAAGATCCGTGCGAAATGGATTGAGATGGCAGACGCGGGTATTATCCGTGACCGTAGCGAAGACGGCTTGAATGCATTCGTTAAAAATATCGCTAAAAATGCACAAGGTGAGCCGATTCCGTTTGTGAACTGGCTCAACAATGAACAGGCGTCTATAGTCTTGGAACGCCTTAAACAATGGCAAAAACGAATGATTAAGGGGTAATTTATGAAAGAGTCGCTAATGCAAATCCGCCGGCACGAATTGCTGGAAGAAATCGAATTGTTGGTGATTGCGCTATGTAAAAATTACAACTTAGGGCAGGACATTTGTGAGCAGATTGGCGTCAGCGTTGCCAACTGTTTGTCCGAAGAATATGCCGGGCAAGTTATCTGTTTCCCAAAAGATTACAGATATAAGATTGCCCAGCGCGACTTGGATATTTATAACAGTTTTAACGGTCGAAATTGGGGCGAACTTGGGCGTCGTTATAATCTGACCGAGAATGCTTTGAGGAAGATTGTTAAGCGTGTGCAGGATAGGATAATTAAAGAGAAACAACCCGACATGTTCATATAAAATAACGGCTCTACTGATCTAATTTTGTAGAGCCTTTTTATTGTTTATTTTTATAATTATTCTTTTTCACATACTGTAATGGCTTTTCATTTCTTTATCCCACTTCTTCAAGGATTATCCCCATAAGTCCCATTTATGTCGCTTAGGCTATATTATTTATATCACTGTGGATCACATTGATGTAAGTAAAGCAATAGAATTACGTTGCCCTTCATCTGATTCGGATCCCGTAATAGTTAATTTAGGTCTATTCGGAGAAAGTGAAGAAATATTAGCAACTAAAGAATTATTAGAAGAATGTTACAACAATCGTTCTACTGCAATCAGAGGCATAAGTAGACAAGCTCTCATTGATGAAATAATTAAACATTATGCATGTTGGTTAGACCTTAAACTCAAATTAAGGGACAATCTTCTCTCAACTAGAGAAGAAAAAGAAATTCTAGAAAAACTAGAGAAAATGTGCCAATCAAATTATCCTTTTTCGGCTTTTTGGAAGTGGCATATTTATCGCGATAATGTTTTAAAGGATAAAATTTCTATTTTTGATGAACAATTCCCTCTATGATGGCCCCCTTTGATGGCGCAAGCGTCCTCGCTTGTGCCTATCAACTAAAAGTGCGATCAAAAAATCCAACGGATTTTGAATATTGGTTCCGTCAACAGCTTATGAGCAAAATTTGCAATGTTTATATTAAACAGAGCACCAGCGTGGACGCTGGCGCTATCTTGCTTTATTTTCATATCTCTGTTGCCCTACGCTTCCCAGCATGTGCCCAATTTCACGAAAAAACACCTACAAAACTCACCGCCCCCCACGATGGCGCAAGCGTCCTCGCTTGTGCCTATCAACTAAAAGTGCGGTCATAAAATCCAAAGGATTTTGAATATTGGTTCTCCCAACGTTTATAGGTAAAATTCGCAATTTTTTATTAAACAGCATAAGCGTGGACGCTTGCGCCATCAGGGGGGCTGAAAATACAAAAAGTGTGATCAACTTTTGAGAAGTTTTAAAACTCTTTAAAAATTGACCGCACTTTGTACTTCTGTATTTTAAATTGTAGTCTGTTTAAATATAAAACAGACTACAAATTTCTAATAACTTAATATCAGAAATTAAACACTTTCTATACTATCCACCTCTTAGCTTTTTAGATATAAGAATTGATAATACTATTAATGGTGATATCCTAGAAAACATATAGAAATTAAAAGATAGTATATCCTTTATCTCAAGAATAGAAATATCACCTAGATTTATGATAAAGGTAAACACGATAAAACATAAAGATATTATTATAAATCCAGATAAAAAAACAACGAGGGAATAAATAAAAAACTGAATAATATTATTAAACACTTATTCACCTCCTAGAATTATAGATTTCATGTTTTTCTCATTATTTTCCAATTTTTTACTTGTAGCTTCACTCGCCATTGAATCGACTACTGCCCCCACGATGGCGCAAGCGTCCTCGCTTGTGCCTATCAACTGAAAGTGCGGTAAAAAATCCAAAGAATTTTGAACATTGGCTCTCCCAACGTTTATGGGTAAAATTCGCAATTTTTTATTAAACAGCACAAGCGTGGACGCTTGCGCCATCTATAGGGTCAATTTTGAGAAGTTTTAAAACACTTTGAAAATTGACCGCTCTTTATTAAAGTATATGTTATTCAAATATCAAATAACCTAATATTTTTGCAAACATATTTTCCCCTCAACATTACCATCGCTTATTTTTAGCTTCAATAATCAAAACTAAAGTCGCCATTACAGCAGAGCCATTTAACCAAAAAGATGCCATTTTCTTAAAATCAGAAAAAGAATAATTATCAAGTTTTAAAAGCAGCTCAAATAAACTAAATGTGAATGTAAAAAATGTAAAACAAATAATAAATATAATTAACCAAAATATAAGATATTGAAGCAATAGCTTAATTTTCATTACTCCACCCCAATATATTTTTTTATACTCTTCTCATTATCATCAAGCATATTACCCGCTTTACTACTACCGTATGCATCAAATAAAATACCAAATCTCTCTGGATATCTGTACTGCTCATACCCCACGATAGCGCAAGCGTCCTCGCTTGTGCCTATCAACTAAAAGTGCGGTCACAAAATCCAAAGGATTTTGAACATTGGTTCTCCCAACGTTTATGGGTAAAATTCACAATGTTTTTATTAAACAGCACCAGCGTGGACGCTGGCGCCATCATGGGGTGGACGCTTGCGCCATCTATGGGGGATATTCTTAAAGCACCTTTCATCTTCTTTTTAAATTATCTGAAATAAATATAGATAAAAAGAGTAAAGGAAATCCCTTACTAAACACATTAAAGAAAAATAAAACAATGTCTTTTATTTCACTTAAAGATATTTCTCCCCAATTTAATATATAGGATATAAGAATTAAAAATAACGAAAACCCAATAAAGCAAACTACGGATGCAAAAAATGTAAAAATCAAGTACTGGAATAACCTACTTAGCATCATTCTCACCTTTTAACCAGCTATTTATTTTGTGCTCATTCTTCTCTAACTTATTATTTATATATTCACTAGACAATGAATCTCCAATAGTTCCTATTTTAGTAGGAATATATTTATATTCTTCATTTAAAAGATTATAAAATTTTTGATTTCTATATAATGGTTCATAATAATCTTTATTTCTACTAACATTACCAACCAGTACTCTAAATCCTGATTTTTCGATTCCTTTCCCTATACCTCCACCGACTAATGTTGCTATACCGGATGAAGCTGCTTTATAACCAGCATGTTTAACTGGCTCATCATTTTCTTCAAAATATCCCTGAACACCTCCGCTAACAGAGTTAATAGCTAATGTTGTTCCAAATTTTGTTCCTCCCGCAACAAAACCAGTTCCTGCACTCCATGCCAGATCGCTCATCGAAGTCTCTTTCCCACTTAATGAATTTCCAAGATAAGTAAATCCCATACTTGTACCTGAGTTAACAAATTTCTCTGTCAGAAGAGGATGATTCTTAGCAAAATCCCCCACCTTACCAGTTGCAGAAACCACTTTGTTTGGTAAGTTCAATGTATTAACAGTTGCTGGCAATTTGCTTAATGCATTTGAAAGTACACCACCGCTATAAATCATTGCTCCAAGTTCCAATCCATCCTTAACAGAATAAGCTAATTTTCCATTAAACGACTCTTTATAATTTTCAATCGCTTCATATTTACCGTTGATTGCATAATACATATCTTCATCACGAGAATGTTTTTCTGAACGCCAACCTAACCAGTTTTTACTCTCTTCAGGCAATGAATCCACCGCCTGTGATTTTTGGGTATTTGTTCCTGCAAAAGGGAAATGACCGTAATCTCGTTTTGGTACAGGATCATTAATTAAATATTCTGATTCAAAACGATTTTTAGCATTAACAGGTGATGTTGATAACGCCAATTTATAACCCGATGCTGTTTTTCCCGTAATGGTTTCTATGTAATAACGATCTACATAGCTTAAAAATTCCTTTCTTTCATTGCTATTTAAGGAATTTGGATCTTTTCTAAATTTATCCAAGAGACCATCACTACGCTGATCTGATTGAATTAAACCAATAAATTCTTTTTCTTCTTTCGTTGTCAGATTTTCCCCTCGGTGATATTTTGCTTTTAAAGCATTTAATCTTGCTCTTGAAGCATCACTCAAGAAATTATTCTCCGATGATTTCAGCCGTTGCTTCACCTGTTACCCCGGCAACTGCTCCCGTCAATGGGTCTTTGCCTGTCACTTGAAACTCCACCGCTGAAAGCAGGGCATGCGCCATGAGATTCGCGGCTTTGTCTTTTGCCGTGTCGCCTGCCGTCATCTCGTGGATTTTTTGATTGAGATAAGGCGAAGCCAGTGCGACAAGACTGCCTGAGGTATCGTTTTGTGCTGCCGCTTGTAATGCCGCTGTCACCGCGCGAATCGCCATGCCTTTTTCACTGCCTATACCGTAAGTGCGGTCGATGTCATTTTGAATCGCGGTAATTTGTTTACCGATTTCTTGCGCTTGAGGATTATCTTTGCCGTATTTCTCTTCCAGCTTAAACTTCTCAAGCCCTAGCTTGTTGATTTTCTCTCGCTCATTATACGTGGCAATATTAATCGCGTTGTTCGTGATGTCACCTATCACTTTCGCCATTTCTTGGCGTTCTTGCACTTTTTGTAAATCTTGCTTTTCAACGCGTTGATTCGCATTCTTCGTATCTCGTGAAAGTGCGGTCAGATTTTCCGGAGTTTCGGTCTCTATCTGAATGTTGCCGCTGATGGCTGATTTGGTAGTGCTTCGCGCGCTTTCATTGGTGTTACCTAATAAACTTAAGGTGGAGCTGATAGCTTGCATCGGGTTAATGCCTCCCGTGCCCGCACCCATGCTCGCACTTTCCGTTTTAATCTCACTGCGGTTTTCAATATCTGTTGTAGAAATCGATTTTGCTTTAAAGCGGTTTTTACTTTCCTCCGCGCTACTTTCGATGATGGCAGCGTTCAGTTGGGCATGGTTATGGATGTTGGCATCTATACCACCCTCGCCGACACGAATCCCGGCTTGTTCATTGACTTGTGCATAATCCACTTTCGCTTTACTGTATGCCCCATTCGCTGAGACCCCAACGCCCGAACCATACGCCACCGAGCCGCTTGTACCTGCGCTCGTTTGTTTCGATTCGTATTTTTCCGTATCTTGGCGGCTCGTTATCGTCAGATTTTGAATGTCCGCTTCCCAACGTTTTGCTTTAAGATTCGCCGCATCAAGGGTTAAGTCGCCTTCCTCACTGTTCGTGATGATTTTATCTGCAGTAAAGTGACTATTTTGCCAGCGTTCGCTAGCCGAGTTCGACTTGCCCTTCGCTACATTCGCCGAACCCTCTATCCCCAATCCGTAACTATTGCCGTTGGTCCCCACAAAAACACCGACACTTCCGCCGGACGATTTATTCTCCGTACGCTGATGCTCTTCGTCTTTCACCCCTTTGATGTCAATCCCTTGTTTGCCGGAAAGCGCCATTAACTTGGCATTCGCATCCACGCCTTCAAAAACCACTTTTTCACCATGCGCTCTGACATTTAATACGCCGGTGCTTAATGTGGATTTTTGATGGCGAATGCTTTGGCTTTCACTGCTTTGCGTTTGTTTTTGGCTACCGTAACCAAGACTCACTTTGACACTCGGGCTTGACGTGGTTCCGTTTTGTTGCATATTCCCTGCCCGCAAGGCATCTAACGTCTCTGCCACCTTACCGACATTTTGTGCCGCCATTGCCGCTTCTTCCGCCGCTTTCATCGCATAAAGCGCTTTCAGTTTCGGATTCGTCACCTGTTGACTACGTTGTGCGCTGCTATACGCCGCTTGCGCCATGTCCGTGACCGGTGTACTTACCGCCAAACTTACGCCGGATTGTTTATACTCATGACGCTCATTCGTATGAATAATATCTTTCCCCGCCTCAACCTTCACGCTCGCGGCTTCAACATCTATACGATTCGTGTTCGGTGTTATCATGTCCGTGCCCATCACGTGAGCGTGATTGCCCGCTTGGACGCTGATGTTTCCATGCAAAGACCCTAATGTGCTTCGTCCATCCGATTGCGTCCGACCTTCCGATTCAACATGATGTTTTTCCGATTTCGAACCCAAGGTGATGCCTCCA